GAGGCTATCATGGAGTATTCCGAAGACCCTCTCTACAAGGAAATCCATGCCAGCATGAAACAAATAGCCACAGAGAAACTGAGAGTCGGATGGCCCCCGAAGGCCGCCGCCGAGTTTGCGAAAACGGCGGCTGAGAAAGAACACCTGTCCGGCCTTTCACGTGATGACAGGCTTGGAATGTTAGACGGCGGTACAAAACCGTCTGGAAAGAAAAAAGGCTCCTTACCCCCGAACCTGAAAGCCGCGTGTGAACGCGATGTACGGGATGGGATAGTAAAGGACGAAGAGGACTTCATTAAGCACATGAGTCCAAAGCTGAGAGAGATTTACGGCGTTTAGGAGGCAACCTTTTGATAAAGACAAGGCATCCGAGCAATCCCGACACAGACTTTTACCGTTGTCGCCGGTGCCACTTTCCCCTTGATTTGAGCAGGGAAAAAAGTAGGGACGGTGACGGGATCAAGTTAGTGTCAACAACCGCATTCGGGTACAGCGTGACCGATCCAGTACCAAAGACGGGAGCCTGCCCATTTTGCGGAACATTTAACTTCAAAAAATAGGAGGACACTATGCACATAGTAAGAGATTTAAGCGGTGCCTCTGCCCCGGTTCCTATCGAGGTCTATTACAACGGCGATCTCGCGGTTGATTCGGTAACCGCAAGATATGCCGGGAGCCTTGTCAAAGTGATGGACTACGATGATATTGACCACGGGCAGTTCTATACCTTCGCCGGTCTTGCGACTGCGATGGAGAACGTGGCCGGGATACTGGCAGAGGAACAGGGTACATCGGGTAATTACCTTCCCGATGATACAACTTATGGGATGGAACTCAAAAAGATGTTTCCGTTGCTCCCAACGAGCATCATCATGGCCGAGTATGTTCAGGCCGATGCTGCCGGGACTGCGAACTACGATACGGGCGCAACCTGTACGGCGGCTTCTGAAGAGTTCACTATTACCATCACGACTGCGGATACGCTGATCGGCGGGTGGATTTACATGCTTAACGGAAGCGAGGGCGGTTATCTGCATTATCTGGACGATAGTGAGACAACCTACGCTGAACTCTGTACTGCGGCGAACAACGCGGTAGCGAGCGGCGACGACTTTCTGGTTATCGAGTCTGCGTGTTGCCGAAGGGTTGATTTCAACGCAACCTATACGGACATCAAGTCCGAGGTAGATGACAACGTGAAGGCTGATCCGGTGGTTGGGATTATGCACTACATCTCAGCACCGGGTGTTCCTTTCCAGAGATTGGATCGGAATAAACACGATAACCTGTACGTGCCGAATGCGCGTTTCTTTCATACTTTCACTATACCGAGCAAGAATGTTTGGACTGCCGGTATAGCCACATCGTAAGGAGGTGTAATCATGGCTGTTAGCAGAAGTATGATGGTGTACGAAAACTTCGGCGACCTCCTTGATGTGAGGTTGTCAAAGATTTACTACGAGAAGGTTAAGGAACGCATCGAGAAGTCAATGGCACCGATGATATTCAGGACTCAGCCTGTGGGCGCGGTTCCCGATTATCGTGTCAGCGGCCTCGGTGGGTTCTCCGATCTTCAGGATTTTGACGGGTCGATTACCTATGATGCGCCGTCACAGCTTTACGATACGATCTGCACGTTCCCTGAGAAGGCTTTGGGGTTCAAGATCGAACGTAAACTGTACGACGACAATCAGTTTGGTAAGATTGATCCGAAGGCTATCGGTATGGCAACGTCCGTTGCGAGAACCGATGAAAAAATGGCGGTAACGATTTTCAATGAATCGTTTACCTCCACCAACCCTTCTGGACAGACCGGCGGTGACGGGGTAGCCCTGTGCAGTTCTTCGCACCCCTATTCGCCGGATGATTCCACCGTTCTCGACAATGCCGGTTCCACGGCGTTCAGTCCTGCCGCAGTTGAAGCAACCCGCCTTATCGGTATGACGGACATTCTTACCGACCGGGGCGAGCTGGCAGATGTTAATTACGACATGATAATTATTCCTCCGGCACTTGAGGAAGACGCATGGGAAATAATTAACTCGAAGGGCAAAGTCGATACAGCCAACAACAATGCCAATTTCCATTATGGACGGTATAAGCTGGCGGTATGGGCAAGGCTCACAAGCTCTACCTGTTGGTGGATGGCTGACTCGGAACTGCTCAACGAACACTTCTTCAAGTGTATAAGAGTAGCCCCTGAGTTTGAAATGGATCGTGATTTCGACACAAAAGTTGCAAAGTGGTCTGTATATCAGAGGATTTCGTACAACTACGGTGAGTGGCGCGCGGTATATGGTCACCTGGTAAGTTAATTAAACATTTGCCGGAGGGTAACTCCCAAAAGCCCTCCGGCAAATATAATCGGGTAAGCGTGGGTGAGATATACAACTATCAATTCCTGCGGGCAACGCATGAGGGATTTAATACAGGGCGGTGTCCCTAATATAAGGAGAACAAAATGGGTTACACAAACTTTCCAAACGGGATAACAAGTTTTGGAGTTCCGATTTATGGCGGTGGAACACCACAGGGAATACCAAGCGGGTCTGTTTATTTTGTAGATAACAACTCTGGAAATGACAGCAAGAAAAATGCGGGAGAGTCTTTTGATAATCCCCTCAAAAACTTAGTTACTGCCATTTCAGACAGCAATACCAATATAGCAAGAGGCCCTGACAGATGGGCGAGACGAAACACAATCTACTATTGCGCTGATACAGAAACAGTTGATCTTGTTGCTTTTCCAAACAAATGCGACGTTATCGGAGTCGGGTCTTACGATGCAAACTCGAAGCCGGGCATTACGGGGAATCATGTACCTGTAAATTCGGGTAACTACGGAACGAGATTTTTTAATGTCTGGTTTAAAGCCCCATCCGATGCTTCACCAATCGTAACGCTTGCAAGTACGTCAAGCGGATGTCAGTTTGTTGATTGTACTTTTAGTGCAACAGCTACTACGACCATTGGTATTCAGGCTACGGCAAGCCCGTTCCTGAAGGTTATTGGTTGCCGGTTTGAAGGTGCTTTCGTTACTTCTTATCTTACGTTTGGGACTGGCGAGGCTGGTGGCACAGAGATACTTAACAATGTGATGGTTGATGCAGCCGCTAAGGGAATTATCACTGGTTCCGGTACTACGTCATCTTGGGCGATGATAGTTCGAGGCAACTATATAGAAGCTACGACTATTATCATTGACGATGACGGTGATGAACTTTGGATATCAAGGAATGACCTTATCACGGCTGCTACTGTTACGAGTTCTCCCACATTCGCTGAAGCTATGGATGTGGATGCAACAAGAATTGCAGGGAATTGGTTGACAGCAGCAAATGTTGCTACTCATTATCCCGTAATTGACACTACTACATAACACTTAACCCCGATGGACGGCGGGTAAACCGTCCACTTTTATATGTATTGTAGCATTTAGTAAAAAGGCGAACGTTCAATTCTACTTGGAATGCGGATGGTTTGAGAATGGCACTTATGAAGATCGGAGCATTATATCATCGAAAGTTGTAAGGAGCATTGTTGTTGATGAGCGTTGGTAAAGTAATCATCATCGGCAAAGGAAATGGCTGGCAGTTAGCCCCCTACGAAGGTGAAACATGGGGAGCGACACAGTTAATCCTTAGACGACCTGTCAAACGAGTAATCGACATGAATGACTATTCAAACGACAGGTGGGGTGCTGATGAAACAAGGGATGCTGAAAAGGCGATAAAATTGGCGGAAGCAATGAACGTGCCATATATCGACCTGAAAAGTTACCCCATTGAAGAAATAAAAGCGTTCTTTAAGACAGATTATTTCTCAAACACCATAGACTACATGATTGCCCTTGCTATTTACGAAGGTGCAACGAGTATAGATTTCTACGGTGTGAACATGGCTTCAAGCGGAGAGTACAGTTATCAGAAGCCCGGAGTAGATTACTGGTGCGGTCAGGCGATGGGGAGAGGGATCGAGATAAACATCTATGGTGAAACATCGACCATAATGAAAACGCAAGATGGCTTATTGTATGGTTATTATACAAAACAGAAGGGGGATAACAGATGGGGAACTTTGATTTAGGCAATGCTTCACCGGAAATAGTCAAAGAAGTCAAGAAGGATATAGCGGCACTTGAACGGTCACTGAGGGGTGGGCCGATAGATTCAAGAACCGGAATAGGGTTTAATCTTGACAGAACAGATGTCGCAGCACTCAGGCAGGA